ATTTACCCTTAAGCTGCGCGATGAGGTGCTACATGACGAGCACAACTCACATTGGTTCATGCCCGGGAAAACCCCGATTCAGATTGCTGACCGTGTCTGTGAGTACATCTCTGGGATTGAAAATCCATTGGAGATCGATTACAGTAACATGGATGGCACAGTTTCGGCCTGGGTGCAACACAATATTATGAACGCGGTGTACAGGCAGTATTTCGCCCGAGAATTCCAACGAGAGCTAGATGGATATCTCAGTATGCTGGTTTCATGTCCTGCCCGTTCCAAGCGGTTCGGTTTTCGATATGATCCCGGTCCTGGGGTAAAGAGCGGTTCACCCACTACATGCGACGCCAACACCATCCTTAATGGCTACGTACAGTATTATGCTATCAAGAGGTACTACGGAAAGGGATTGAGCAGAGAGCTTTGCTTCCTCCAGATTGGTCTTGCCTTTGGTGACGACTCCTTGTTCTGTTCTAGGTTCAAGAAGTTTGTCAACCAAGGAGCTGGCCATCTGGGTCTGGTAGTGAAGCTGGAAGACTACAAGGAAGACCAAGGCATCGTCTTTCTCGCCAGAGTCTACCCAGACCCCCTAACGACTGCCAGTTCCTTCCAAGACCCCTTGCGAACACTGCGAAAGTTGCACATCACAACACGCAATCCGTTGATTCCGATCGCGGATGCTGCAGTGGATAGAGTGGAAGGTTACCTAGTGACTGATCCACTGACACCGCTGGTGTCCAATTACTGTCGAGCCATAGTGCGGATCCTGACCCCGGAGACGACCACGAAGAGATTGTCCCGGAAGTCTAGGAACTTGGAAAAACCGTACTGGTATGGAAATGGAAGCAAATCATGGCCTCAAAACCAGGAGGACGTACAGCTGATAAAGCAGTGCATGTCCGCGCGTACAGGCATCCCGGTTGATGACATTGAGCGAATGTCAGGGTGCCTGGACAATTGCACCAGGATTGAGGACTTCCCCGTCTTTAACGGAGACGCAGAGCCCTACCTTTGGAAAGGCACTGTCGGACCTTCGGGCGAGGTGGTGGAGACAGTGGACCCTCGCAAACTTTCAGATTTACGAGAAATCACCAACAAACATGGCGACAACATCGACAATTCAGGATCACAAGCCCCTCGAGCTCCTACTGCGGACTGTCATCAAGTTCGCGGAGACTCAGCAGTCGACAGCCAGTCTGGCACTGCAGTCAGCCAGTCTGGACGCCCCGGCGACAGTGTCCCGGGACGCCCAGGCGCTGAACTCGTGCCTGACCAAGGCGTTCGGCAAGGTCCAGAACGCGATCGTGACCTTCCTGGAGAAGCCCACCGTCCGTCGGTGGATCAACGGGGAAGAGGACGCGGTCGAGGATCTGGCCGAGGCTATCACCAGCAAGTGCCTCACAACCAACGACGTGAGGCGCCTCCTGGCGGCCACGCTCAAGGCCGGGGTCGCGGAGGATACCGTGGAAGGTGGTGGGGACACCACCGAGGCTCCACAAGACGTTCCTAACGAGTAAAATGGAACTTTGCTGCACCACCAGTGCTATCCACAGA